AGAAATTCCTCAGATTTCTCCCTGTTGACCAGGAGTTATCGGTGAGTTGCGTTTTGTGCTTTGCGTAAGGAATTTCTCTCGCACGGGTACGATCTACGGACCAGCTGCGGGTTTGAAGGGTGAGCCTATTCTTCGGAAGGGTAAATTGTAACTTTCACCAATAAGCAATGGATAGATTACTGAACTTTCTGAGACCTAAGAAAGAAATTTTCGTGGGTGATTTTGCGATCGGGGTTGACAGGAGGCCATCGGTGGACATGTTCCAGTTGGTGTGCAGGTTGGCTCTCAGATATATGAGGACAGGGAAAATCGAGGGCAATGTGGACAGTCTTTCACAGTTCGTTGTTGAGTTGTTGAAGACTGATTGTGCAGCCAAATGGGAATGGTTTATGAAACGGCGCTCTGTCGGAGATTATGCCATCCCTCTTGCACTGGCTACACTACCCATTGCCCCGCTGTTGAGTTATGCCACAAAGGTTAACACGGTGAGTGTAAAGGCGTTCGGGAATGAATTGACTTTCCCAGTCAGGACCCTTCGCCCAAGCTTACCTCGTAAGGGCTTGCTCCTTCGGCTGGCGGCCGGCTTTGCGTTAGCACCTGTATGCGCGCTTGCTGTGTACGCTACCCTGCCACGGGAAAAACTGTCTGTATTTAGGCTGAGAACTGAGGCCCGCACACACATGGAGGATGAGAGGGAAGCAACGGATTGTTTGGTGGTTGAGCCGGCTCGAGAGCTCAAGGGAAAGGATGGGGAGGATCTCCTCACTGGTAGTAGAATGACAAAGGTAATTGCGTCTACAGGGCGCCCTCGCAGGAGACCTTATGCAGCGAAAGTTGCTCAGGTTGCAAGAGCTAAGGTGGGTTACCTTAAGAATAGTCCTGAGAATAGATTAATCTACCAGAGAGTCATCATTGAGATCATGGACAAGGATTGCGTCAGGTATGTTGACAGGGATGTCATATTGCCTTTGGCTATTGGATGCTGTTTTGTCTACCCGGAAGGAGTGGATGAGTCGGCGGCACTCTGGGGCTCTAGTGAGTCCCTGGGTGTGAAATAGGGAGGCCTAGTGCGTCTACCTGGGGTTGTGACACAGACCAATCGAGATATCCCACCTGGTGTGTTACTTCCCCAGGAAGTGCTAGAGGTTCGCACAGGACCTCCCAATGCTAAGGACCGTAATATATTTATGGTTGCTGGTTGCCCATCACAGGCACGGTTCTTAGTGCATAATCATTGCCTGAAAAACCTTAAGAGGGGTCTTGTGGAGAGAGTTTTCTGTGTTGAGAGAAACGGGATTCTCACTCGCACTCCACAACCTGCCAAAGGAGCCTTTAGTCGTCTTTCCCCGTTCAGGAAAGCGGTTTGTGAGAAGGTCGGAGTGGCCCACCGCCTTGGGTATGATGGGTTTCTATCATACTACAACGGTGCGAAACTACGTACTTACACGCGAGCCGTGGAGAGTCTGCATATCTCCCCCGTCTGTGAGAGGGATAGTCATCTGACTACCTTCGTTAAGGCGGAGAAGATATCGACGTCTAAGGGTGACCCAGCGCCTAGGGTGATACAGCCTCGTAACCCTAGGTACAATGTGGAACTTGGAAGATATCTGCGGCATATGGAGTCCAAACTGATGAAAGCTGTTGATGGCGTGTTTGGTGAAACGACATGCATTAAGGGCTACACCGCTGATGAGGTGGGGCAGATTTTTAGGGACAAGTGGGACAAATTTAATCGCCCAGTCGCTATTGGTCTTGATGCCTCACGGTTTGATCAACACTGTTCGGTTGAAGCGTTGCAATTTGAGCATAGCTTCTACAGGGCCATGTACCCTGGCAACAAGCTCTTGAGCAAGTTGCTCGATTGGCAACTCCACAACAAAGGGAAAGGATATGTGCCTGATGGCACTATCACCTATCGTAAGGAGGGTTGTCGTATGAGTGGGGATATAAACACATCACTCGGTAATTACCTGTTAATGTGTGCTATGATTTATGGTTATATGCGTCATTTGGGGATCAATGAGTATAGTCTGGCGAACTGTGGGGATGATTGTGTTCTCATTGTGGAACGCAAGCATCTCAAACGGATACAGGGTACACTACCCGAGTATTTCCTGAATCTGGGTTATACTATGAAAGTGGAACCCCCTGTATTTCAATTGGAGGAGGTTGAATTCTGCCAGGCACACCCAGTACAGTTTGAAGGTGGTTGGAAGATGGTCCGGAATGTCCGTACCGCTATGAGCAAGGATGTACACTGTGTTAACAATATTAAGGATCTGGCTACACGCAGGGCATGGAGTAATGCACAACACCATGGTGGCATAGCACTTAGTGCTGGTATACCTGTGGTTGAGAAGTTTTACTCCCGGTTTGCTTTGTATGAGATGCCAAAGAGACACCAAAGAATAGACACAGTCACAAACGTGCACAAGTGGCGTGGATCGGGTGGAAAGTATAGTGTGACCCCTGAGTCAAGGGCAAGCTTTTGGCAAGCCTTTGGCCTGACGGGGGATGAGCAGCTTGCTTTAGAGGACCGTCTGGATAGATGGGAGATGGACCTATTTGGAGAAGAGGGTGTTGACGCTCATGAGCCCAGCATCCTTGACTCCGCCGTAGCTTGACCAAGTGAACACAAGCGACATAGCAATGGAGATCGTAAGAAGAAACAATAATAATGCAATCGCAATTAACAAGAAACAACTGGCCTCTATGGCGGCTACTGCCGCCGCTGGGGCTCTGAGCAATTATGTGAAGAACAATGGAGCAATGATCGTACAAGGTGCAGTGAATATGGGCAAGAAAGCTTATGGAGCAGTAAGGAATCGTAAGAATAAGGGTAATTCACAGGCAATGGTGCACGTAGGTGGTATGGGCGGGGCTATGATGGCCCCTGTGGCGGTATCCCGGCAACTTGTGGGCAGTAAGCCAAAGTTCGCAGGTAGAACTGCTGGATCAGTCACAGTCACCCACCGTGAGTACTTAACCCAGGTGAACAACTCCTCTGCTTTTACAACCAATGGGGGTATTGTCGGGAATTTGTTACAACTCAACCCGCTTAATGGCACACTGTTTTCGTGGTTACCGGCCATCGCGTCGAACTTCGATCAGTACGTCTTTAACAGCGTTGTGTTACATTATGTCCCCCTCTGTGGCACAAATGAAGTAGGGCGTGTTGCAATGTACTGGGACAAGGACTCTGAGGATCCTGAGCCTGTGGATAGAGTGGAATTAGCTAACTTCGGTATACTTAAAGAGACGGCCCCATGGGCCGAAGCTATTTTGAGGGTCCCAACTGATAAGACGAAACGATACTGCGATGACAGTACAGTGGTTGACAGGAAGCTTATCGACCTCGGACAGCTCGGAATATCTACATATGGAGGAACCGGAACTAATCCTGTGGGGGATGTGTTTGTGTCGTATAGCGTTACGCTTTACTTCCCACAACCCACGAATACCCTACTCAGCACGCGACAGCTTAACCTTACTGGCGCTCTAGTAGCATCTACTGGGCCCGGGTATATTAACGTAACACGTACACCAACACTCATAACTGTAGCATTCAGGGCTACCGGAACTTTCCTACTTTCGGGAGCTTTCCGGGACACTGGTGTTGCTGTTCTTGGTGTGACGGGGGGCATAGGAATTAATAGCCAAACCACACTTGATGTTGTTGGCGTAGCCACATCATTTCTTGTGAACTGTACAGTGTCCACACTACCCGCCACACTCACATATGGATCTGCTGATATAACATCTGTTACTGCGAATTGCACACGGGCCACGAGGGCCAACACCGCAACATTGCTATAGTCGCCTCGGGGCCTCTTGAACAGACCAGTTCATGGATACTGAATACGAACAAGTCAATAAACCATGGAACGAGCTATACAAGGAAGCGACGCTAGGGAACAAGCTTACAGTGAACGTTGGGATGGAGGACGTGGAGGTACCATTACTCCCTTCAAACTTCCTGACGAAAGTCCGAGTCTCATTGAGTGGAGGCTACATAACAGTGAGGAGAGTGAGGATAAAGATAATCCCCTTGGTTTCAAGGAAAGCTGGAGTTTCGGGAAAGTTGTATTTAAGAGATATCTCAGATACGACGGGACGGAAGCTTCATTGCACAGAGCTCTTGGATCTTGGGAAAGAGATACGGTTAACGATGCAGCATCTAGATTTCTCGGTTTCGGCCAGATCGGATGTACCTATTGTATTCGGTTTCGAGGATCTTGTCTCACCATTTCTGGAGGGTCGCGAACTCTTCAGCGTCTCATTGAGATGGCAATTCGGACTAAGCGCACAATGCTACAGCTTACCCCCTGCGAAGTGGAAGGTAATGTATCAAGAGGAAGCCCTGAAGGCACTGAAGCCTTCAAAGAAGAAAGCGAGTAAGACAGACTCTTCACGCTTGGAGTGAAGTTTGGTGGCAACTATGCACCTTAGACTACTGGTTACTACTGTCAGGTTGGAACCCACACTAATTGAGCTAGGTCGGGCCCCGTCGTAGGTTTGGTCTCCTACGGAATGGGGATATGGAAAGGATCTCGTACCCTGTGAGTCAAACGAAAGTTGTGCTTGGGATATGGGTCTATGCCTAGTAGGTTATGTGGTGTGTCTCTGACTTTAATTGGATGCCAGTTTTCAACAGGAGCGTAAGCTGCTGAGCAACACTTTGAGCACGGTTGATCTCACCCTTCGGGGGGGCTATAGAGATCACCGGAAGCACTACCGGACAACCGGAACATTGCAGAAATGCAGCCC